TTGCTGATGTTCAGACGATGGGCGAATTTATTTATCTATTGGCTGTCGGTACAGTACCAAGTCCTGCAGAATTCTACAAGAACAATCTCAAGGGTGATATTCCAACATATAAAGAAATTAAGGCACTTGAATTGGCATTTACATTACCCGATATAAGTCTTCCTATTATTGAAAGGTCAACTGTTCATAATATGTATTTACTTAGTCCACAAGCATTGCAAAGTCAAATAATTCCAATGGGATTACAAAAAGCCTCAGAAGAATTTCAACAAGGTAAATATCCTAAGACCGTTAATGAATTGGCTGTAAATGGACAAGACTTGATGAGCGTTGGATTACAAGGTAAAGCTGTTGGTGATATGCAGAAGTCTTTACTATTAAAGATTTATGCCGATAAGGTTAGAAATTCCAAGGAAGATTTATTAGCTTTGGCAAGACCTAATGGTGAAGTTATTAAAGAAGAAGTGAAGCCTGAAGACAAAATTGAATATGGTTGTTTGATGTTATTTCTTGATGTGCCTATTTGGAGTAAAATTACTTCCGTTATTAATCGTGAAGATATTTATGATGCTCCGGGATATGGAATTGAAACAGAACCACATACAACAATATTATATGGCTTTCATGATGAAGTAACTTCGGAAGATTGTTTTAATTTGTTCAAGGAAAACATGCCTGTGAAACCATTTAAGATAGGAATTAAAGGTATATCATTCTTTACAGGTAATCCTAAGTTTGATGTTGTTAAGTTCGATGTTGAATCACCAGAACTTACAGAATTAAATGAGGTTATGAAGGCATTACCACATACCAGTGCATTTCCAGATTATCATCCGCACATTACAATTGCGTATGTTAAACCCGGAGAAGGACAGAAGTATGTTAAGCCATTCAAAAAGAACAGAATGCTCAATGGTAATGAATTGGTTTATACTTGGAAAGGTCATAAAGGTAATGACGGTGATAAACTCATGCTTGATGGTAGTATAGATGAAAGTATTGCAGATAAAGCAGCAGAGAAAATGTTTAATATTCCAAATCAGAGTGCAAAACAAGATATTCAAGCTGCAGGAGCAGTACAGGCGCAGGAAGAAAAACCAGTTGCTGTTATAAGCAAAATGAAAAATGGTAAAATTGATGCCTTTAGCATTGGAATATATGAAAACCCCAAATCTTTAGCTAATTTTGGTTCAAATACGAGAGCGATTGTAGACTTTGATGGAAACTTATTTATTGCACAAGAAAATGGTTGGTTCAATCACGGTGACATGGCACAAGTATTAGGTATTAGTGATTGGGAAGATGGCGTATACGAACAAATGGAAGAATATCAATTACTACAAAGAATTGAGAATAGCAATGCATTTGGATTAGCAGATAGTAGTGCAGACTTTGCAGGCAGTAGACCATTATTGCCCAATGACCTTGAACCCAATCAAGATGAATATAATGAGAATTTTAAAATAGTTAACAACATATTACGTGCAGCTAAAAGAAAAAACCCTCAATATGATTTTTATAGTCAATACTATTTGAGTATTAATACTGAACCAGTTAGTCTTGAAGAAACCTATATGTACAATACATTGGAGCCAAAAAAATCTACTTGGAATGTAAGTGGTCAAACTGTCGACATTAATTTCTTCACTGACCAATATTATCAGTGGAATCAAGACAGATATGTATATACAACAACAAAATCCGTATTGGAATTTCTTGATAATAATTATCCTGATTTAATGAATGATGAAAAATTAAAACACGATTTATATCACAAATTGGTCGATAATGAAATACTTGATGAAGAACAGAAACAAATGAAAAACGTCAGATATACTGCAGTTGTACTTGATGATAAATCACGTACTGCTTTGTTAAAAAGACTTGGAAATATGATACCCGAAGGTTGGGAAACTATTGCACATCACATGACAATTAATATGGGTGCTATTGTTCCGGAGTTTGCAAAATTCTTGGGAATGAATGTTGATTTAAATGCAGAAGACTTTGCTGCAGATGATAAAGTTATGGCTGTGGGTGTTGCAGGTATGCCAACTAAGAATGGTAAGCCACATATAACATTGGCAGTCAATCGTGCAAATGGTGGCAAACCAATGATGTCAAATCAATTAACTAATTGGGAAAAATTAAGCGAACCGCTTGTTTTAAGTGGTAAAGTAACTGAAGTAGAATAATGGACGACAATAAAGAACATCCTTGGCAAGAAACATCGGAAGAAGGATTTGGCTATGAAAACGAATGCCTTAAAGATATTAATAATAAAAAATATCCTGTTGCATATAGAAATTTAGATAAAGAAAAATATAAACTTTACGATATTATTCTTTTCGATGGCAAAATTCCTATTGTTCTTGAAAACCATAAAAAAGTAGAATGTAAATTTGATAAAAGAGGTCTTTTTACAGGCAACATTTGTATTGAAGTTGGCTGTAATGGTATTGCATCGGGTTTGATTACTTCCGAAGCAGAATATTGGATTATTTGTGACAGTGTTACAGAATATTTAATAAAAAAATCGGAAATACATCGTTGTATTGTTGAAAACATAAATATTATTCGATATGAACCCAAGTATTTGTTGAAACAAGAAGGTGGTATTTATAAAGAAATGAGTTTGTATTTAATAAATTCTACTATATTTACAGACTATTGTTTAGAAATTAAAGACAGAGGTAAATTAACATACGAGAAAATGATATGATTAAGAGATTAGCAGTATTTGATTTTGATGGAACTCTTATGGATTCTCCTATGCCGGAAACAGGTAAAACACAGTGGTCGGAGAAAATGGGAAAGCCATATCCATTCTCAGGGTGGTGGGGCAGACCAGAAAGTTTAGATTTACAGATATTTGACATAAAACCATTTCTAAGTGTGTTGAAACAACTGAAAAAGGAAATTGTCACCCCCGGAACTTATGTGGTAGTCCTCACATCGAGAATGGAAAAACTACGTCCGCAAGTTCAAGCAGTACTTGATGCTAATAAAATTAAGGTTGATAAACTTGATATGAAACGTGCTGAAGGCAATAAAGGCACAAAAGTATTGCGTTATGTACAACAATTTCCCGACCTAAAAAGAATTAATGTTTATGAGGACCGTGATACTGATATCGAAGCATATGAAGGAATCAGAAATCAAGTACCACCTGGCATTGAATTTAATATCTATTTGGCAAACGAAGGTACTTTGGCATTAACCGAATCCAGTCGTAGTAATAACATATTGTGCATTATTCAAGAAGAAATTCAAAAATTAAAATAGATGTATTTATAGAAAATGTGTACGATGATAACAATGAAACACAAACCTCTTTATTTACCACAAATTAACATGCCTGTCGATGCGGTTGTAAAGCAACTGGATGAAGAGGGTGTTGATTATGAATATGTTCAAATACAACCAAGTGAATCTGATGGCATAAATCCCTCACAAGGTTTTACTTTTAGTGATGATGTCGGAAAGGTTGAACTCGATGACAAAAATCCAATTTGGCTTGCTAAAGAAGGTGATAAAGATAAAATTTGTGATGGTCATCATCGCTATACCCGTGCATTATTGGATGAAGTTCCAATGACTGCCATAAAAATAGATATGGATTTTAAAGATGCCTGTAGATTACTTAATAAAATACAGGATGTTTATGATTATACGGAACAACAGAGAATGGAAGAAGTTGTTGCACAAGATGCTATCAATGCAAATAATGAAACAAACTCAGGTGCAAGTTACAATGAATTTCTAAGCAATCTTGAAGAAGATAACGCAGGTGTTCAAACAGAAAAACCAAGTAAAAATGATAAAGTAATTATCGGCTATCGTAGAGACCCTATAAGCGAAACTTCAGTCATTGGTAATTTTTTTACAATAAGTCCGATAGAAGGATTTACACCATACGAAATTGAATTTGAAAACTTATTGGATACAAATGATTTGGGGGTTCAGTTTAAGGATAGCCAAATACCTGCAGAAATACTTGCAAAGATTTGGTTTCCGCACGTGAATTTCGAAAAATTAAGTGAGCAATATAATATTCCTTCACTTAATTTAAAAAATAAAGCCATTGCCGAAAAAGCAAAACACATGGGTTTTGATGGCATTAAATATGGCGATACATTATTACAAGGATTAAAATAAATTATTATGGCAAATTATAGAATTACAAACATAACAGATACATTGGGAAAGCGTGAAGCTAAGTACGATGCAACATTAGATTTGAACTATATAGATTCAATGATGAAGAAGACCATTAAAGTTAAACCAAGTGAAACGGTTTATCTGAAAATACATTCATTACCACTCTCAATTCAGCAACTCAGAGTAAAGAAACTCATTAGTGTTGTTGAAATCAGCAATACAGAATTGGCGAATTGCATGAATGAGCACAAGCCAGTCATTCAGCCAATGCCTGTACCCGTAGAAATGGTAGAAACTCAAGAAGAAACCGAAAAAAGAGTGGCAACTACAGAAAAAAAGAAAACGGGTAGAAAACCTCATGAAGTACTTGAAAGTTAGTAATATGCAGTAATATCGATATTCGAAGCCAACAAAATGTTGGCTTTTTTTATAAAATGTCTTGCCACTTGGCAGATTTTCCGCTATTTTTACGTATTTATAATTAATTACATTATTTTATAATATTTTATAAATACAACATGGACGGAAAAATTAGAATCTTATTCTATAATTTAGACGGGGCGGGCGTAAACTACTTCAGAACACTAACGCCTGCACAAGAACTTGAAAAAAATCACTCAGATGAATTTTACTCCGAAATAAATCCTGAACTCGATTTTAATGACCCTAAGACAATTGATTATCTCAAAACTTTTCACATCATACATTATCATCGTCAATTTTTACAAGACAGTCAAAAGATGAAGCAACTTGTCGAAGAGTTGCGTAAGAATGGCACAATCATAATGGTTGACATTGATGACTACTGGCAATTACATAAGAATCACCCCTTCTATTCACTTAGTTTAGAAAAGAAAATGCATATTCCCATTTTGGAGAATCTTAAGATGGCTGACTATGTAACTACAACCACAGACTTATTTGCAGAAGAAATTCGTAAAGTTACTGGTAAAGATAATGTTGGGGTATTTTATAACTCAATTGACCCCACATGGATGAAACAATTTCAAAACAACTGGAAACCCGACCCTGATGGTCTTGTTAGAATTACATATATGGCAGGTTCTTCTCACATGGGTGATGTTCAACAACTTGATGGAGTATTCAATGTACTTCATAATGATTGGAATTTAAAGAACAAATTTAAAGTAATTATTGCTGGTTGGGATACGGAAGGTAATACTACTGATATCACATTCAACCAAGATTTTGGCGATGAACTACAGAAAATCGGTAAGTGGACCATTAGCAATGTTAAAATTATTAATAAAACTCGTGGTAATGTTGATATGATTCCCGGCTTGTCACAAGAATTGAAAGACAAATACAGGGGCAAAGTTTTTAGTGAGAATCAAAGAGACATCAAATCTGAAGAAAGCGTTTATCTTATCTATGAAAAAATTCTGACAGATAATCACCGTAATATTGAAAACAAAGATTACGTGCAGTGGTTATCAAATATGGAAAGAAATGTTAATTATGATAATGAAGGCAACTTTGGTAGACGTTGGACTCAAAAAGCAAATACATATGCCCAAGTATTGGACGAAACCGATATTGTAATAGCACCACTTGCAGACAATCCATTTAACAGAATGAAGTCTAATTTGAAACAAGTGGAATGCTGGACAAGGAAACTTCCAATAGTATGTTCAGGTATTCCACCATATGATGTAGATGGTAGACATTTAGAAAATTGTGTACTAATTCCTGCAGAAAAAAATGCCAGAAAGTATTGGCAGAAGTATTTAAAAAGACTAATATTAGATGCTGACCTTCGTAAACAACTTGGAGAACAGCTATATGAAGACTTTAAAGATAAATATAATTTAGCTGATGTTACTAAGAAACGTGCAGACTTTTATAGAGCTGCAGTTATGAAAACATTGGCAGTAGTATAAAACTAAAAACAATGAATTTCAAAAAATTAAAATCAGTAAAGAAAAGGTCGAAACTCTATATGTGGTTCGCCAATTTAAGTGCAAAACTCTCAGGTCGTTATGTAAAAGATTGTCATCCGGCATTTATGTCGTTTGTTGAAAAACACAATCTTGCAACGGCTTCTATTTGGAACAATGCTTGGGCAGAGAGATATGAAGAAATAATGAAAATGCTTAACAGTGATGATTATAAAAAATATTTCTATAATGCTGTTGACTATAAACGTGAAGCAGTGAAACCATTACCACAAAAATGGTATGTTATGATTTTCGATAAGATTGTTTATGGTCTGTCTAAAGCATATGTGTTTGTTTTTGAAAGGGAACTATATAGAAAAATCAAACAATTCGAACTTGTTTCTAAGGGTGTTGCTAATTTAATAAAGAAAACAGACGAATATATTGCTTCAACCACTTCGTTACAGAGATTGTCAAGAATGCAGGCACTTGGAATCATTTCATATCAGAGTTTTCAAGATGATTTTGATATTCTTGTTAATCGAATACCTCACGAAGTAATAGAAGAACGACATAAAAAAATAGATGAAGAACTTCAAGCAAAACTTCGAGTAAAATTGGCTACTGTTGACGAGCATAGAAAATTACCTGATGAGGTTGTTAAATTACTTCGTAGAGAACAATGATAGAATTCTTTAAAAAGATATATTATTGGTGTTATATAAAGATTCATACAGTTATAATAGCAATTAGTATTGCTTTATATAATACTGAGCAGGAGATATTGAAAGCTGACCCGAATGATTTACAGGAACGTGATAAACGTGAAACCCGTAAGCTACATAGGAATCAGACTCTTGAAAAATTCTATGCTGGTAAAACAGATGAAAAATACGTGAAAGATTATTACGAAATATTAAAAAAAGCCGATAAGTTCATGCGTACAGCAACTCCGCATCAAATGGCTGTTGCTGCAGATAAATATGCTAAAGGTTATGGTGGTGAAGATAAACATGGCAATAAGTATGAACATTTTGGTTTCTTCGATGAAAAACATAAGCATGCAGGTAAAACTCTTACGGAAGTTTTTAAAACAGAATACGATGAAAGGCGTACTAAAGATGATGACTTAGAACTCGTATACATCTTCAATAACAAGCCAATTGTTGCGGGAATGGGAAAGTTTTACGAAGCACTTGAGAAGTCTAAAGAAGAAAAGACTGAGTTTGAAGTTACTGTGGTAAAATCCTGGGAATTTCCTCTCAAGGTCAGTCGTGAAACTGAAGTGGTGAATAAAATTGAGCAACTCACGGAATTCTTGCACATTAAAAAGATTGGTTTTGAATATAGGCAACTTGAATTCTTCATTCCTGTGAAGTTTAAGACATCCGAACTTACTGAGGACTCAGATACCTTCAAGGAGATAATAAATGCCAAGGAAGTCTATATAAAGGACGAATATGGTCAGTTACACGGTTTCTCTATCCTCAAATATTTTAAAAGAATAAATTATAACAATACCCACGATGTTTTGAAATTCGAAGGAATTGAAATGGAAAATGTGGGCATACACTAAAATCAAATAATATGTCAAAATTTTTAGATGACCTTAAAAATGCTGCAGATAAGGGTGAATTTAATTCCGAAGCAGCAAAAAAAATTATCGAAGTAGATAAACTTGCAGATAATGCAAATGTTGAAAATCTCGCAGACAGAATAGAAAAGGCAGGTGTTAAAACCGTTACCGAAGAAGAAGCATCAATAATTAATTCGGATTATGAAAAAAAGATGCTGGAAATTAAAGAAAAAGATTTAGCTTTGCATCAGATAGCGATACTCAAGGAAATTGATGAAACATTGATGTTAAGTCTCTATGATATGAAGGATTTTATTACAACTGTTGAAACTTCATTCGATAAGACTAAGCCAGTCAATGTCGAATTATTTCAAGAAGTAGAAAAAATCAAAAATAAATATAGTTCAATTATTAATCTCAATCAAATTATTTAAATTAAATGGCAAAAATTGAAAAAGCATCTGATGACGTAAAACTTCTTTTCGAAGAAGTACGTGAGGAAACGACAATCCCTCAGTGGGTTGAATTCGAAGTCCTTTCAAGTAATAAACAAAAAGACCTTTATAAAATTGTTAAACTCAATGATATTGTTGAGACAATAACAGAAGGTTTGAACTTTGCGGTAGTTTTCAATGAAGAAATTCTTGACCAGCTTCCTGAAAACATGAAGAAAATGGCAATTGCAGAATGCCTTGCGGGTGTTTGTGTTGACGAAAATGATAAAGTATCATTGGAAAAACCTAACTTCAGCACTTACAGGGGCATTCTTGAGAAGTACGGACATGACCCAATCATAGTTCTGCATGAAAGTATCAAAAGTCTTTATGATAAGAGAAAACAAGAAGCAGACGAAGCAAAAGCACAGAAAAAAGGTAAAAGAGGTAAGAAAACCGCAGAGGTATAAAACAATTCTAATTTAAATTAAGACAAATCCTGGCACATCGTCAGGATTTTTTTGTTTATTAGTATTTATAGAAAATCTTATATATGATTACTTACAATATCAAATTTCCTTTAAATGATAACTTGAGTACAAATACGTATTTTTTATTGACCCAAGTAACTAAGGATGCGTTTAGTTCTGACCTGTTGTTATTACTGCTCACATCAAAGGGGGAAAGATATTATGAGCCAGATTATGGTACGAATTTATTAAAACACATTTTCGAACCAAACGATAATTTAACTGCAGATGATGTAGAAGAAGACGTAAGAAACACGGTATCGAAATACATCCCGAATTTAAAAATCAATAAGATTACATTCAATTGGCTTTTAGATGATGCAGGAATGCCAATATCAGAAAACCAATTAAACGTAAAAATTAGTTTCACATATACCGAAGATAGTTTTACAGAAGAAGGTCAATTAGATTTAAACTTTTAAAATATGGCAACAGATACAACAACAAACATAATTCAGTACGGAAGCAGAACATTTGGGCAAATTAGACAGGATTTAATTACTTTTATCAGGCAAGCATATCCTGAAGTACTCTCAGATTTTACTGATTCAAGTGTTGGCGCAATGTTAATCGACCTCAATGCAGGTGTCGGAAATAACTTAGCAATTAATACTGATAGGGCATTTCAAGAAACACAATTGGAGTATGCACAATTACGTGCTTCAATTCTAAACATTGCAAAAAATATGGGATTCAATATTCCCGGAAGACGACCTTCAGTAACAGTAATAGATTTTACCGTAACTGTTCCTGTACTCGGTGATAAACCCGATGCAAGCTATTATCCCATTTTATCGCCTGGTGCGCAAGTGCTTGGCGGTGGAAAGATATTTGAAACCCAAGATACAATTGATTGGAGTTCTCCTGTTAGTAATCTTGGCGACCCTAACCGTTCTATTATTCCCAATTTAGATTCAAATGGTATTATTGTAAGTTATGGTGTTACCAAAAGAGAAGTTGTTATCAATGGTAGTACAAACATATTTAAAAGAATTATAAACCCAAATGATGTTATACCATTTTTTCAGATAACTCTTCCAGACCCAGATGTAATTGAAATTGAAAATGTTATTTTATTAGAAGGCACAAATTATACCACAAACCCCCCACTTGCAGATTTTTATACGAGCACAAACAGATTTTATGAAGTAGATTATCTTGCACAGCAAAGAGTTTTTGTTGAAAATACAAGTAGTTCTGTTAGTAGTACAGGTACTACGGAAGGCATAAAAGCAGCTCGTTGGATTGACGTAACAAAGAAATTTATAAAAGAATATACTCCAAATGGTTATTGTGTATTGACTTTCGGTAGCGGTGATGCCGATGTAAATGCATTTAAATCAGGATTTCTTAAAGTAGGTGTTAGTAATCAATATTTTCTTGATAATTTTTTAAATAATACCGCATTAGGTGAAAAACTTCAACCAAATTATACGTTATTCGTAAGATATCGTACAGGCGGTGGAATTAATTCCAATCTTGGCGCACAAACATTGACACAACTTGGTGGATATGCAATGAGAGTAGTGGGTTCACGTTCAGATTTCAATCAAAGTGTACAAAGAAGTTTAAAAGTAAGCAATCCTATTCCTGCTATTGGCGGTAATGACGGATTAAGTGTAGAACAAATCAGGGAGTTAATAAAATATAATTTCAGCAGTCAAAGCAGGGATGTCACACTTACTGATTATTTATTACAACTTTATAAAATGCCGGGACAATATGGTTCACCTTTCCGTGCAAATGCATTTAAGCTAAACAATAAAGTCGTAATATCAATGCTCGGTATTGGTAGTGATGGTAAGTTATCGAACACAAGTAATACTTTGTTAAAAAATAATATTGCTGAATACCTTACCGAATTTCGAATGATAAATGATTACGTTGAAATTAAGGACGGTAAAATTTTTAATCTGGCTTTCGATATTGACGTATATGTGGAAAACATTGCCGATAATCAAATTGCTAACAGTATAATTACTTTGGTCAGGGACTATATGGATATCAATAATTATCAAATGGATGAAAACATTTTTCTTGGACCACTTCAACGTGAAATACTTACAGCAAATGGTGTTATTAACGTAATTGACATTAAAGTTTATAATAAAGTTGGCGGTCAATATTCAAATAACGTAGTATCACAGGAAATTCTCAATACTGCAACAGGCGAAATTCAGATAATTAATAATACTATTTATGCAACTGAAGATTCGATGTTTGAAATTCGTTACCCAGAAAAAGACATAAGGGTGTTCTTACGTAAATCAGTAGTTTAATCAATGAAAAAGTTATCAACAGATGAGTTTATTAGAAGAGCAAAAAGTATTCATAAAAATAAATATGATTACTCTAATAGTGTATATGTAACTGCGAGAAATAAAATTAACATAATTTGTCCCGAACACGGCATTTTTTATCAAAAACCACACGACCATTTATATGGCAGTGGTTGTCAAAAATGTGCAGGATTAAATAATAAAACAAATGACGAATTCATAAAAAAATCAATAGAATTATTTGGCGATAAATTCGAATATAACAAAACCAATTATGTTAGTTCTCAAAAACACGTAATTATTACATGTAAATTGCATGGCGATTTTAGTGTAACACCAAACAATCATTTATCAAAAAAACAGGGTTGCCCTATTTGTAAAGAATCAAAGGGTGAAGAAAAAATTGGAAAAGTGCTGTGCGAAAAAAATATTTTGTTTGTTAGAGAAAAAACGTTTCAACATTGTGTTGGGAAAAAAAGAAAACTTCCATTTGATTTTTTTCTGCCCAACCAAAATTTGATAATTGAATATGATGGTAGGCAACATTTTGAAGTTGTTGATGCTTTTGGTGGAAAAGATGGCTTTGATGTAATTCAACAAAACGACAAAATAAAAAATAATTTTTTAGCTGAAAACAATATTGATTTGGTGAGAATCTCATACCATCAATATAATGATATTGAGAATATTATATGTGAAAGGGTTTTGTAGTGGAATTCATAAAGAAAAAAATATATCGAATAATGACAACGGGAGCAACTGCTCCGTGTTCGTATAGAGACCCAGAAACAGGAGTTCTTATAACTGGATGTACTGCTACAACCAAATATCTTATTCCTAATACTGGTGTCACATATTACGTTAAATTCTGCCTTACACAGGATGCACAGGACATTGGCTTTTTCGATGCATATATGCTCGATAGTGGTTATACTTATATTCAACTTTCTGGCGCAACAAGTGCAATTACTGAGCAAAATATTCGAAAGTTTGAGCAGGTTTTAAGCGGGGGGACAACTCTTGCAGCAAGCGGATTGGTACAATTATACGATAATGGTTACATCACAGGCACGACAATAACACCCACATATATAACAATTACGGGACATTCATCAAGTCGACTTGTAGAATTACGTAAATATGTTATATCGGGTACAACAGCACAAATATATGTAACTGGTGGTACTTCTGTGACCGATGGCATAGTTTTGTCGCAATCAACGGGA